ACGTACCCGCCACTTGAGCATGAATAGGTGTACTCATATTTTTTCCTCCTTATGCCAACGTGCAGCGAAGATTTAGAAGCCATTGATCGTTGAGGATACGTGGGACCTCAGCGAACTTGTACCCTACACTAGCGTTGAGAGCCAGTGGTCCGTCGTAGATGGGTGGTCGGTAAATGAACTGAGCCGAATACCCGTCTTGCTCTACTGCTGCAAAGGACTCGCGCCCGCAGCAAAATATGTTGTAGACATTCGCACCCATCGCAGAAGCTGATGGAGTTACTGAGCCAACTGAAGACAATAAAAATCTTAAGTTTGCAACAGACCCCCATTCGGCATCTAAAGTACTTTGTTGATTTGGGTAATTCCATTTTTGAATAAACCCATTGATATTGTCCAATTGACCGATAAGGTCAGTGTGACCAAGACCAAAATACGCATCGCGAACTGGTGCGCAACCGAAACGGTTCTCGCCCTCAATCCCAGTTATGAAGCTATACGCGTTATTTCCACGTAAAGTTCTAACTACAAAGTCTATGTCTGTGCGTGAGATCTCTGTTGGATTATCTCCATCAGATCCCCCCACAGCATTCACGAAGGTCGCAGTTGATTGGAGCATGTCTCTCATCAGCTGGTCTTCGGTTTGTCTTAAGGACACGCCTAATCTTTGGGCGGCCTCGTTTAATACCATTCTGTTACTTTTATGACCTAAGTTAACTTAGGCGGGACAGCCTCTTCGGACCATCCTCAGCAGTTTTATATATAGCTGCTGTTCAGACTATCGCACACCTTTTCAGGTCCAACACACTTAGTCGTTCAGGCTGTATGAAATTTTTTATAAGATCTAGAATTTTTTTGTTATTTAATCTGGCGAACTCATGACTGCATTGATCACACAGAGTATATTCTAAAAAATAATTGTTTCCTGCTCCCGGAGGGAGAAACTTTTTACACTTATTACATTCCATACTTGCCCCTTGTTGTCCCCAGCCTACGCTGCGAGGAGTTCCAAGTCAATCAGTGTCGGTTTATAGACCCCATACATCTTAGGGTCTTGGTTTTGTAAAGTTACTTGTTCATTCAAAAGAATATAAGTACCGTAAAAATCCATCTTGGCATCAATATTCAAAGACGAAAGTACCTGTGGAGCTGGTGTTACACCAGAATTTCCAAGAGGCACTGGGGCAGTGGCCAATGGATTGTAACGTCTAAATCTTAAAGTTGTACCACCATTCCTTGGCATAGCCTTAAGCTCTGCAGGAATTTTGTGGATCATGTATGGCACCGGCACCGACAAGAGTTTAAATGAAAAACTCTGTTGGATGGGCGCGGGTAACGAACTTGTCGTAGTTACGCTCATAAATTATTTTAATTCCAAATAAAAAAAAGACCCAGTCTTACCCAGCCTTGATACTGTCCTGCATTTCTTTATAGAGCTGCTTTCGTAACTCAGGTGTCAGGCCATTTTCGAACTTATGAACCTCGCCTATAGCGCTTGATTTCGTCACCGACTGGACTGAAACAGGCTTTTTGGAATTTTCTAAAGCTTTTGCTTTTGAAGGTTGGTTTTTAGCCATATCTCCTATCCCTGTTCTTTTAAGCAATTTATAGGCTGCAACGGCTTGCGCATACGGGTCATGAGCCAAGGCATATAAAGACTGTGCAAGTTCTGGATCTTGTGTTTTCAATAGGTCAATATTTTCTCTTGTTACAACGTTCTCATAATCAGGAAACCTGTTCTTCAATCGTTCATCAACAGTAGAAGCTTCCCTCTCTCTGATCGCGTCCTCAGCGACCTGCCTCGCCATACGCTGTGCAAGCGCTCTGGCTTGCTTTGCTGTGACGATATCGTCATCCGAGAGTTTTGCTAGGTCGTCCTCTTCGATAGGTTGCGCCTGCTGCTGCTGCATTCTTGCTATCAGTTCTTCTTGGTCATGAGCCTTACGTTCTAACTCTTGCATTTTTCGACGAGTCTCGGCCCAGTTATACTCCTGGTCACTGATCGGGCGACCTTGAGGCTCCTGGACGGCTTCTTGTCGAACGTCCTGTTGTTGTTCTGATTCAGTAGGCTGAGCGACGCCCTCTGTAACGCTCTGATTTTCTTCTTCAGTCATCAAACATTCCTTGAGCTTGCGATGCTCCACTACGCTATTTGTTGGATTAAAGACGCTAACGACCGTCAACGATGTATTTTAATCCAATAATTTGTTTGATATATGAAGACGAGGATTTTGTCAAATATTTGTTTTCGTATACATTTTTTGGACATGGGAGTAGGATCATGCACACGAAATGATGTTTTCTTGGACATGATGAAAAAAATTGAATGGATTGATGTAACAGACAGACTGCCTGAACCAATGGTTGACGTTTTGGTGTACTGTATTAGTTTCGGAGGAGGAAATACTACTTTTGAAAAATACGAAGGATATTGTGCAATAGATAGACTGCTACCGGTTGGGTTCAGAACAGATATATTTTTTAATTCAAAAGTGACCCATTGGATGGATCTTCCTGATCCACCTTATGATGATTTTCTTGACTACGTCAACAGATTAAGACAAGACACGAAATGAGGATTAGACTGGCAGCCTATACCAGAAGGCCCAAGTCAATCCCGGGATCTTCTTTAGGGGATGTAGGAATCTTCATCCAGCAAGTGATTTGACCAATAGTAATTGGAGTCACAGCGTCCCCACAATAAGGCCCATCAACTGAAAATCCAGATGTATCATATCCATCTCTATAAAAGAATTCCCATTTATCCCCAGTATGTCTCGCTATCGTGATAGGAGCATAATCTTTGGCATGTGAGACTAAGACCCAGTCATTTCGCTCTGGGAGTTTATCACTGACCTTGATCCACTCATTCATCGAATGTATACCTGTCCTTATCAAGTTTCCTGCTGAAGCAATCCTCGACCCACTTCACAAGCTCTGGATCATATTGGCCTGGACTTCGCGCTATTGAAATACAATCATTGAATCCTGGCAAGGACCATAACGCTTTGATATTCCCTTTATGGCTATCGATGATGTAAAGAGTTTTGGTATAATTAGAATACTGTTCCATCATATCAAAAGCATGAGGTGGCGTTTGCCGAGCAATAAACCAGTTTCGCACTACGTTGTCAGTCCAAAACTCTTTTTTAGTAAGCACGAATATGTAAAATGGGGATTCATACTTGCCTTGATTCTGCTCAATTGTCTTTTCCATTTCCTTGGCAAAATCAGGACCGAAAGCATCGAGAACATCACCGACAGTTTGGATTGGATTGGGCCTGGAGAGGATATCAAGCACCGCCTGACCGACTCGCTGTCCTTTGGTGCCGAATCGGTTGTAGGCGTATTTATCTGGTTCGACTAGCATCCATCTTCCTTTAAAATAGTGAGTCTATCGACCTCTTCCACATCCCTTGACAGACTTCATCAAACTTTTATCTTTCTTAATGCCCATCTTCTGCTCTTTGATGTCTTCCTTGAGATGGCTTGCCACTTTTTTGCCAGGCATCGCACTCTTCAGCATTTTGCCAAAAAGCTTTTTATCCTGTGCTTCGTCACCATGACCACGCATAATTTTCCTCAATGTTGTAGGTAAGGGCCCGTAAGAACGGTTTTTTCCATTTTCTTCTTCTTAGGAATCTTAACGCCCTTACCCTTCATGACTTGTTCAGCAACTTTTTGTGGTTTCCCACCTGGCCTAATCATGACCATTTGACATGCCTACTTTTGATTAGAAAGATATTTCTTGGCTTTGCCTTTGCCATGAGCAACTGTTTCATCAATCCCCGTGATAGTATCATCGAGCTCTTCGCCATAAGTCTTTTGCTTTGGATAGTCGCTCATATGTACTTCTTGGGGCATATTTGCATGACTTGACTTATCACGACCAAATTCTTTCATTGACTTTGCCATAACGCTATTCCTCCTAGGAATATTTTTGTTTTACATTCTTTATCGTACAAAAACAAGCATTTTTTCGATATGGATAATTTTATACTTACGCCGCCATCATCGGGCCTTGCTGTGGCTGCTCTTGAGCCTGCGGTTGCGCTTGTGCCTGTTGTTGCATCTGTCGATCCTGCTGAGCCATCTGCATCTCATGTTTAGATTGTTCCTGAGCTTGCTGGATCTGCTCAGTTTCGTTTACCATCTGCAAGACTTGCGCGATATGGGAGATATCCATGCCCTTGATTTCTTTAGCGGCCTTGATCAGATTGAGAGCAGACTCGATCTTTTCATCCTGGCTCTTCTCAAGCTTTTCAATCGCTGATGCTGCATCGAGCCTAATCTTACCCATTCTCTCCTGAGCTTGAGCTTGTTGAGCTGCCGCGAAGCCTAACTTCGTTTCATTATCGACCCTTGCAGCTTCCATCTGGGCCTGAGCCATCATCTGCTCTTGTTGCTGTTGAGCCTGTTCTGTCGCCTTGATCTGCTCCATAAGCTTATCTTTATTGGGCAATTGCATGTTCTCAATAATATATTCTGTTGGGATTGGAATGCCCATCTCACGAAGATAAAGAGATTGTTGTAGGGCGAGTTGTTTTTGTGTCGATGTTAATGGAGCCTCTTCCACGATCGCATCGTACTTCGAAAAAGCCCTATTGTAGAATTCTTCCGCAGGTTCATCGTCGATTATCCTAGAGACCTTCCCTGGAGTCCAGTTGGCCTGAATCATTTGAAGATGAATCTTATTTAATAGAACCTGAGATTGGTCGAGGTTGTCGAAGATAGGTTGTAGGGTCACTAATCCTGCCCCTTGCCTTAAAAGCGATAATATGCCTGCCTTATCATCCTCTGCTGAACCTAAAAGTTCTTCATTGACACCAGCGATCTGGGAAATCTCGTTCCCAAGCATGTCTGAGAGCTGTAGCAAGCTTGGAGGTATCTGTGGAGGCAGTATTTGTTCAGCATCTGTCATTTGGGATTCTGCCCTCATAGCTAACCCACGACCCTGTCCTTGCAAGAAGACGTCTTTAGGGTTGACTAGGGCGTTTTCTTTGTATTTCCAGCCGCTTGTGATTTGGCTCTCCAATATGTCTAGAGAGGTAATTACGCGACGATTATAAAGATATTGAGCATCTCTTATGCCTCTACACACACCCTGAACACGCCATGGGAAGTATGGGATCTCTGGCTGGTAGTAGCACCACACAGGGACGAAGGGATACGAATCTATGCCAAGTGGATTTGGCCCATGATACATAACCTTCCCTTGAACAACGATTGCGAGCTTAACAGTTGGCACCTCATTCCTTGTCACAATAGTCTGAGGATACATTGACAAGAACTCTCTTAGGTCATCAGCCTCGCCCTTCCATTCGATGCATTCCCCACTTTCGGTATCGACGATCATCTGTTGAGAACGAGTGTCGAGATACCAGAACTCATCGTAGATGATTAGATCCTGTTGTCCGTAATTGTATGACTCCGGCATGAAAAAAAATTTGCCATCGCGGTTACCCCATCCAGATAAACCTTTTATTTCATCTTCCCTACCTGGAAGTAGGCTCATACACTGGTTACGAGTCAAATACTTACGCGTCCATAACGAGTTGCAATCTGACAAGTCTTTCTTTTTAAAATATGGGTCAATCAAATATCCATTATAGGATACGTTATCGACAACGATATCTCCATTAACAGGGTCACGCGTGTAATCCATCCAAGTTGATAGCAAGTTCATACCACTGATCACGGCGCCTTGAAATGCATCGGAGATGGTCTCTAGAACGTTTCCATGTCTATTGACGTGGTAGATTAACTTTGTAAATTGATCAGCCGTATGCTGAGCGCCAGCCTCGACAGGCGTTACCATAGTTGACTTTCTATGCTGCCTCTGATAACCAGAGATCATATTTACAATTCGACGCATTCTGTTGAAATTAAACTGCCTTCTGCGAAAACTAGGAAGATTCCCATACACGTCGTTATATAAACTTTGATCGCCAGCGACGAATCTATTATCCATTCTGTTACTTTTCTGACCTCACTTGAGGCGGGGGAGTTCTTCGACATCCCCTCACTATGTCACCATAGTGCTCAGACTTTTGCTTGCCCTTTTAAAGGCCCTCTTCGCTAAGTCGTTCAGGCTAGCCTTACCCTTGCCCCTCGTTGTCTCCTACGCACGAATGCTGAAGAGATTTCCGAGTCAATCAGAAGAGGTTTAAAGACACCCAATGTTAAATGTCTGCTTCGCTCCAAAAACTCTGGTTGATCGTGATATACTTCGCGTAAGTATTATCCATCATCTTTAAAATATTGTGATCATTATCAACATAATATGTATCACTTAATTGCGGAAAAAGTGTCACACGATGCACTCCTATTTTTTATTTTCACGAATTTTTTCCCATCTTGCCATGGCTCGGCATCGAGTGCACAAGATAGCAGCTCGTTTGCCCTTGGATGTTTCAAATTCTTTTTTACATATAACACAATTTACTTTTTGCTTATACTTTTTATATCCTGCAGAATTTCTGCACTTCTGAGAACAGTATTTAGGACGAGCCTTATTTCTGCTTTCGTATTGCACTCCGCACACCGTGCATTGATACTTATTAAATCCCTTACTCTTCCACATATTCTTCATTTGATCAGAAAATCTTTTTCTAGCCTCGGGAGTTCTATGTGCCTCAGCAGCCTTTTCCCTTTGAGAATGCAAATGTTTAAGCTGTTTTTCGCTTGAGAAATGTAAAGCGTGATGATCATGAATTGTCATACACTCTAAGTTTTCAATCCGATTATCATGTCCGATTCCATTTTTGTGGTGTATAACCATTCCTTCAGGAATTTTGCCAAAAGACTCTTCCCATATCGTCTGGTGAAGTCTTTCTGTTCTCATATAATATCCGTTTTTTAAACAATATTTTTTGTTTTTATAAAAAATCTTTTTTTCTGGCCGTTCCATATCCCTCCCGTGTTTTTAACCGATTCATAGTAATGTAGTATTGACAAAAAAACAACTTTTTTAACTTGAAGAAAAATTTAAACGCGATGTAGGGTGCGAAATACGAACACGGTCCACAGGGACAGAGGAAGAAGAGATATATATAAGATTCATCTTCTTCAGGAGCTGTTGGAGTGTTCACAAAAGAGGGAAGGCCTAGACAACAAGGCTGTTCACAAAAATGTGAATGGCCAATCAAGACGTTGAGGCGATGGAGAAGACTCCATCGCTCGCCTGATTTGATCAAACATAACTTGGAGCAATGGATTCATGAAAAAGATCGCCATAATCGGTACGCATGGAGTTGGCAAGACGACGCTGTGTAAGGCGGTGGCCGAGTACGCGAGAGCGCAAGGGAAGAAGGTTGAGAGCATTGGAGAGGTGGTTCGCGATTGCCCTTATCCTATCCACGCCGAACAGACATACAAGGCCACGGAATGGATTGTAATCAACCAGATCCTCCGAGAAAGAGAGGCCGAAGGAAAGAAACCCGACCTTATTGTTTGTGACAGATCTGTCTACGATCCGATTGTTTATCTAGAGAACGCGGTGAGTATATTTAACCAGACAGTCCATGAACAGAATCTTTCATGCAATTTAAGATCGTTCTGTAAAAACTACATCAATGATTATAACTATATTTGTTACATCACTCCTTTTGGAAAGACCGACTTGAAACTTGATGATGGTTTCAGATCAATAGACATAGCGTTTCAAGAAGAAATTGAGAACATATTTCATAAAACATTTGCTATGAGAATATATGTTAAACGACTACCAAGTTTAATCTCGGTAATCGATAGGACCACCCTCTCTTGTGAGATCTTCAAGTCCCCAGCCTTCCTCGCCAAGGAGATTTACGATGAAATATTTTAAAATCAACTCTCTCTGGAAAAGACAGGGATGGTATTTCGACGAGGAGGAGAAAAAATCCCCCAATTGTCAGCAAGGAAAACAATCTTTCATCGTCGGCGACTACGCCTGCCCTGAATTTGGTAACGTGAAAACATGGAATGTAACAGAAAAGATTGATGGAACGAACATAAGAGTGATGTACAATCAAGGAGCGCTCTCTTTCGGCGGCCGTACTGACGAGGCTATAATCCAACCCCATCTCCTGAAATATTTGCAAGACACATTCACCCCTGAGTTGATACATTTAGCCTTCCCAACTGCTGATGTGCACGATATCACGCTGTACGGCGAGGGATACGGTCCAAAAATACAAGCCGGAGGGGGAAACTACGTTCAGGATGTTGGTTTTGTCCTGTTTGACGTGCTCTCCGGAAAGTTTTGGTTTGACCGATCGATGGTTAAAGAGACAGCAGCTAAACTCAACATCCCTGTGGTCCCTGACTTAGGAAGGATGACCGAGGACCAGATAGTAGACCTCGTTAAAAGCAAGCCACTGTCCCAATGTTCGTGGAAACCTCAAACAATGGAAGGCGTCGTGTGCCGTGCTGACCCAGAAGTGTATTTCCAACACGGTGCTGTTGTGACGTTCAAGTTGAAATGCAAAGAATTTTAATTAGGAGTAATGAATGCCTGTTCTAACCTGGCTCTTCACGGCCATGGCCCTTTATGGCACATGGCTCAATGCAAAAGGCAAGCGTGACGGATTCTGGTGGTGGATTGTATCAGACGTCGCCTTTGCCTTGATCAACTTTCAGCTTGAGCAATATGCTCTTGGTACGTTATTCTCTATTTACACATTTTTGGCTATCAAAGGATTAAGAACATGGAAGAAGTAAAAGAATCAAAGACAATTGAAGAAAAGACTATTGGATCAAGGAAAAGCTTTTATATCCTAGAGATTCTTGAACTCACGAACAATGAGCTTGCAACGTGCGGCGATACGTCTTATGATAAGAACATTGAGATTAACGCCATCATCGAAGCGCTTACAGCCTGTAGTCTTAGCGTGATTTTTTCTCTTAACCTTGCTAAGCCCATGCTCCTCGATGTTCTAACTACGCAAGGAAAAGCTTATGCCGACTTCATCAAGAAAGTCAAGGAAGACGAAGAGATAGGAACCTTGGAAGATGTCAACGAGATACCCAACGAATCTCATGAAGGCTAGGATTTGCCTTTTCATTTCTGCTTATATTCTTTTCTTTAGAATAATCCCTTTGCCTTTTGCCCCAGGAGCCAACGGAATGGATGACCCAGGAGATGAGTACTATAAACCCAAATCAGATCAATCCTCGAAGTGACAAATTTGTTTGCATCAAGTTTAACTTGCCTTTTCATGTGGGCATGGACATGCTTGATAAGCGGCAGAGAGAAATCGTTCACAAGATGATAGATTTCAGGGTTGACACAATGCTCGATGATAGAGAAGTGGATGACATTGCTTATTTTAATGCCCTGATAAACCTGGTTGGGGCCGAATTTGGAAGGCAAATCGAATTCGGACGAGATGCAAAAGAAATGTGGCGATTGTTTTCCGGCGGAGTGCAAAGCCTGATAACGCTTTTTGGGCTAGAGATATCGAAATAACTTGGAGGCGAGAAATGGCGACTGATGAAGAGATAAAAAAACCGACAAAGAAGACGGATTTTTCAAAATTAAAAGGAATGTAATGAATATAGACGAAGAAGCCGGCAACAAAAGATTTGAGTATCTGGTGGAAGCGATCGTGAAGACGATGAGAGAGTCAAGTGGGTTGTTACCAGATGCAAGGCAAGAGTGTATAATAGCCTTATCAGCACTAGCCAACATTTCTGCTACCATGCTCTTCGCGATACAGTCAATGGGTGGCGACTCAGACTTCGCAAAGGGTTTCTTTCTTGATGATCTCGAGAGCGCGCTGAAAAAGCTGAGTACCCTCCCAGAACATATTGTGCAGAATATGATGACAGATAAAGATATTCCTGATTAGCTCAGCTGGTAGAGCACGTTTGATTCATGCTATGGGGAAATAGCATAATGGCTATGCAGCAAGCTGTTAACTTGCCTTATGGAGGTTCGATTCCTCCTTTTCCCGAAGTTTAAACGGGCCCCAAACCCATTCTACGCATGGTAGACGGGCAAAATCTTACGCAGTAACAGCATCGGTTGGCTTATCAGGCTTCCCGATCTTCGAAAAGTCACTCCTCTTCTTAGCCGTTACTTCCCACCGCTCCAGAAGTGCCCTTACCTCTGGCTCAGAGCCAGCATTGAGCGTGATCTCTTCCTTCTGGCTTAGATAAAACTTGCCAAGCCATATGAGCATTGCAGGATTGCCCTCTAGGGCCTTCTGGAATTGAGCACGACGAAGTGACTTCTTGCCCAGCTCACGGCCCTCTTTTACCAGGACCGCATAATTTCTCTGTATTGTATCAACGCTTACGCGCATCACAGCTGCGATCTCGATGTCTGTGCACTGAATCTGCGCTAGCTCCCTTATTTGTTCTTCATCAAGTTCTTTCTTAGGACGTCCTGCGCCTTTCTTGTTCATACTATATCCTCAGGTTATATTTGTGATGATATAGGTTTATGGAATTATGTCAAGGATTTCTTTTTTTCCTAGATACGCGAGAAATGGTGTTGTGTTAAATCGCTAACCTGTTGTATTGTTGATATGCAATCAAAACAGCCATAAGGCAAAAGGAGAAAAAATGGATGATCTTAAGATGACCCCAGATATCAACGGTAGAGCAAGGACGCTATCAGACGGTCATTATCTTTGGGACTCATTAGCCGATGTCAGCTACAAAGACTTGACGAACGGACAGCGTATCTATCAAGGTCAATATTTAGATCCAGTTACTGGACGAGAGACGGAAACATATCCTGACAAGGAGTCATATTCTATTTTTTTAAATCGAGTCTGTGATTATCTAGAAAACGAAAAAAACAAACTTCGGGAAAAAAATAGAAAAGAGAACGAAGAAAAAGAGATATCAAGGGGATTTGGTTGGTGCGATCGGTGCGGATCGTATTGCTACGGCGACTGTAAGGCTAATTTAGGGGAGGGAGGGTGGTCAGTATTTGACGATTGGAAAAACGAAGTTAGAGAAATGCAATAACAAAAATCCCTGAACATGCTATGACAACAATAAACTTGGAGAAAAAAATGGAACCAATAAAATTCAGTCAAGAGTATACTCATATGGGCTCAGTATATTACGAGCCCGTCAACCCAGTCGCCTTTGAACTCCTCGAGTTTCTAAGGCCAAATGGGCAGTCGTGTGTCCTTAGCGAAACTATGGCTGAGAGAGTTTTCGATTGGCTTGAGGCGTTAGGGCATGAGGTCAAGATTGTGCAATCCAGAGACTACAACAAAGCGTTAGGAGTTTAAAACCATGGACCCGGTAAGAGAAGTTTCGCCCTTTGAGTATGTGCCCTCTCCTGAAATCATCCCACTACCCGATCCAGATCTTGGTATAGACATGGACGAGCTAATCCTCTCACTCCCAATCCCCATAAACATACAGCAAACCGTGGGGAACAAGAACTGAAAGAAAGGGGGCTAGGAGAAAGCCCCCGCCTACTTGGCTTGCATCTCATTAATGGGATGCAAGCTTTTTTGCAGCTCACTTTCTAGATTTAATGAGACACAAAGGGTAGAGCTCGTCTCTAGACTGCAGGTAAAAAACCCGCTCGTCCTCTTCCACTTGATCTCCCTCCCTAATCTGTTCTTCACGAGCCTTAATCATAAGGCCGTGAATCTCATCCATCAAATCAGCTGTTGACACATATTCAAATTGTCCGCTCATTTCTTTTCCCTGTTTATACAATGTTTAACACAACTTTTACCGTTGGCTGTTTTTGATGTTGTTTCTCTCTAAAATAGGCAAAAAGTTAGGGGGGGTTAAACTCAGAGAGTTAGGGGGGGTTAACTTTTGGGCTTCTCCCGTCTCTGGTATTTTCCCTCAGCGATCGCTTTCTTTTGGCTTGCTGATTTAGCCCCACCCTTCGCGCCATCGATCCTTTCTTAAAGTCTTTTTTGTTAATTACATTACATTTTTGAGAATCAAGAAATATTATCTTAGATATACGTTTTTTGAATTTCCTATAAATTGCGAAATCGAAACATTTGAAGGCTGGGGGCGACAACATGTAGACGCTGTATATCCCACCTGGGTGTTCGGAAATATTCCATGTAATCACATAGTCTCTTTGGAGGGTTTGGTCGTGAGGCTCGAAAGCGACAGCGAAGAGTGGGAAAAAAAGACACAGGAGGAAAGCCAAGGCCCTAGACATACAATCTCCTTGAGACGGGTT